GCCCGCTCTGGGCCCCTCGGGGATTTCTCCCCCACTTCCTACCTAGGTACTGAAAATGGCGCACGATCTCGAGACCGGAACTAGTTATCCTGAGACTGGGTATGGTTATACCAAGTTCATGATTCCTTGTTACGGTCGCGTGTATTCGGACGCTCCCTTCGTGCAGTGCTTAGACAGTCTCGGACCGGCCAAGTTTTGGCTGCGTCAGGGTACTGTAACAACGCCCATCGATGAAGAGGGATGGCGTCAGCCCTTGCCATATTATGCTCGATATATCGAGTCGGACTGTATACCATGGAATTCCATGGCGTCCGATGGCTGTAACTGGTTGACAGAACCCATTCAAGGACATCCTAACGCGTTGTTTAGGTATACACCAGCTGGTGCAAAGACCCCCCTGTTCCGAAATCTCGGACTTAATGCGGCTAACCTCCGTAACTGGAGTAAAACGAGAGCTCTGGCGAACCTTAATCGGTCCGACCTGATGCTCGCAGTAACGTTTGCCGAGCGAAAGAAGACCTACAAAATGGTCCTCCACGCAATTAGAGAGCTTAAATGGTTTTTCTATGCCTTGAAACGCGGGCGATTCGTTGCCTTAGTTAAAAGGTTTGGAAAAATTGATCCATTCTCACTCTGGTTGCAATGGCGCTACGGTTGGTCTCAGATTTACAGAGACATCATAGCCATGATAGACCTCATTGAGGACATTGAAGACGGATCCTATGGCCGCCTACGTTGGTGGTGTAAGGATATGACAAAGGTCGCATACAAAGGTGACTTCGAAACTCAACCCGCCATGAACGGTAAGGTTATTTTTAACCGTTTTTGCACGGGCCAGGAATCTTGTTACACTCGTTACGACTGGAATGTCAAGACGTTGGAATATGTCTGGTTTGGGGCTCTAGGGTCACATCCACTGCCTACCATTTATGAACTGATCCCTTTTAGCTTCGTTACCGATTGGTTTTTCAACCTCGGTACTTTTCTCGAAGCATGGGCATACCAGGATGGTTATGCCTACAAGGGCGGTAGTCAGACTGTTGTGGGAAAATACCGAGAAAACGGCAGTTTCACGCCGGGTACTTGGAAAGAGTGTAGCATTGCAAACATGACGAATCAATTGTTTGATTTTCATCGTTATGTTGAAGGCGAACCCTCACCCGCGATTGCACTAAACCCAGAAATCCTTATAGGCAAAATGTCGCCGACACGCATCTTTGATGCAGTATCGTTGTTAATGCGACAGCATGCGTCTGTGTGGAAAATCTGATACCCTTTCTTTTCACCCCCATCTCCATGTAGGAGTACAATTTATGGCAGCAGCTGCCGCCATCACCCTCCCTGATTCCCAGGGAACACCAGTAGATCACGTATTCACCCCCACTTCCATCAAGGGTGACAAGGCGGAGTATAAGAACTTCGCCGAAGAAAACTCAATCGGTCGTGAGGTGCTTTCCTTGCAGCTCACTGAAAATGGCCGGTTGCGTAAGTGCGTGTCTATCATCAAGGTTCCGAGACTGATCACCGAAGTTATCAACGGTGTGAACGTCCCGAGTGTGCCGGATTTTGGCATGGTGAAGATTGAGCACATCGTCCCACTCACGTGGTCGTTGGAAGATGTAGAGGATCTGGTAGAAATCGCCAGTCAACTGCATCAGCAAACGCCTGCGATCGTGATGCCGACTAAGGGCGAGTTCGTCTTCTAGAGCGGTATTTTCATTTCCGTTCTAGACGAGGAGCCCTTATGGGTGTTCAATGGATCCTGCGTTGCCTTTTTGGGACAAGGGACCCACAACCTTCACTAAACGACATTGGAGTCACTCCATGCCAAATCGTGGTTTTTCTTCTACTCGGTTGCGCAATAACGTCGATCCAGTGCATCTATTACAACGGCTGGGAAAAGCTTTGGGACTGTATGTTCCGAGTGATCCTTTTGCTATTGTGAAAATGCCTTTTCCGGACGTCAATTCACCGACGTTTCGGGAGGAGTATCTCCTTAAAGAGGTGCTTCGGAAATACCCAGGCTTCGAGCTTGGGATCGACACTCGTCAAGTGGCAGTTCAGGGTCTAATCGACCAAGAGGCTACTAACCAAATCTCAAACGAGCGCCTTCAGATGGGGTCTTCCGGTTTAAAAACCGGCGTAAGCGAGGTGTTTTCCTCTGCTTCGCGTAAAGTAGCCTCCATCCTCGGAACGTTCCGCTGGGATTGGTTTGCAGACGGGTTGCGTTTTGGACCAGGAGCAACAACAAGGCTAAGCGTAGAGAACGCTAACCTCATCGGGAAACTTTCTGGTGTACCACATGTAACCTTGGCCGCGTATGACTTAGCTTACGAAGTATTGACCAGCAGTCCTTGCTGGACGTACAACGTGAGTCCGTCTATATCGGCATCCACTGTTCTCAAGGTTGAGAACTTTGACAAGGTGACTTGCGTTCCTAAGAACGCAGAAACTGATCGTACCATAGGCATCCAGCCGGACATCAATGTCCTTCTACAGCTGGCTGTCGCGTATCAAATGAGACGTAAGCTCCATCCCTGGGGCGTCAATCTCAACGATCAGACCATTAACCAAAAGTTAGCATATTCAGCGTCGAGAGACGGGGAAGATGCTACTATCGACCTCCGCGGGGCATCGAATTCGATGGTTTGCGAACTCGTGTGGCGAATGGTTGGGGATCACCCAACTGATCAATCGCCTTGCGATCCAACGTGGTTCAAAGTGCTGGACGCACTACGGACCCCAATGGGGAGGCTTGAGGATGGGACATTCATCGAGTATGAAATGTTTTCGTCGATGGGAAATGGCTTCACATTCGAGCTAGAGTCAATGGTCTTTTGGACGTTGACAATGGCGACATGTGAATTCTTAGGTGTCGACACAGGTCGTGTGTCTGTTTACGGTGATGACATCATCTGTCCGTGCAGCATTGTTCCGCTGTTACGGGATGTTTTGAGCTATGCAGGCTTCGCTTTTAACGAGGAGAAGTCCTTCTATTTAGCAAACGAAGGAGCTATCTTCCGCGAGAGCTGCGGTAAGCATTACCTGTCCGGCATGGATGTTTCGCCGTTTTACGTTACGGACGTCTTTGATGTCCCCACTGTTATCCTCCTTATGAATAACATTATAAGGTGGGGGAATAGTGCGGGCTGGGGCGTGGATGGTAGGTTGAAGGAGGTCTATGACTGGCTAGGATCGCACTTGCCCGATCGGGCGCTGAAGAGCGCTATTCCGTTCGGCGAGGAAAACGATGGCCTTATCAAAAACTTCGATGAAGCTTGTCCATCCGTAAGGTACAGCGGAAAAATCCGTACCCGCGTAAAGGTAAAGGATGAGGTCCCTGCGAACGGGACCGAAAACCACTTTATGACGGTGCCCTGGAGGCTTGATGCCCAAAGACTAGGCTACAATTGCACCACTTGTGTGGAGCATAGCCGAACTCGACGGGTAGAAGGTGCCCCAGGTCTACTTGCATGGCTTTACACGAAGTCTTACCGTGTATTCAAATGGCCAACACCAAGGGGGCAACCCCTTGCAGGTAGACGCGGCGTACACCCTTCGCTAAGATGGCTTGATGTATCAGAAATACCAGAGCCTAGCGTGGGGTATAAAGTTCCATCAGTGAAGGTGGAGCTTAAGTACAGTCGGCGGATAGCAACATCCTGGGATTCTCCGGGACCATGGCTCTACCCTGAGCCTAAAGTCTTCTATCCCATTGTCCCATATGTGCCTATCGCAGAGGAAAGGGAAGTGAAAATTTCCCTGACGCAAAATGAGCTGAGACAAGCCGCGTGGCGTAAAATACCATTCGGTTTTCACAA